CAGGATCATGATTGATTCCCACATTTGATGATCCACTTACCCGTATTGCTGTGACTGATCCTGTCCCATCGGATATCACACCACTTTCTGAAATTTGTAAAAGTCGTTGATAGTTTGTTGATATTTGCTTATTACCTAAGTCGGCCATTATTATTCTCCATAAAAATTAGGGTGTTATTACTCACCTATAAATATTATTTTTTTATTTATTCCCCTTATAAAATTACCTAACCCTCCCACGAATATTTGTATTTGGGTTTTTTAATTCAAAAACTGTTGGTGTTGAAGTTAAAGGTGGTAAAACAATTGTACCATCATCAGAAAGTGCTGTTTTAAAATCATATTTATAACCATACCCTTGAATCACTACATCATTATTTACAGATGAATCTTCAAATGTTTCACCATCACTTTGGAAAGAATACGTATAAGTTGGATTTGGTAAGTCCTCACCATTACCATTATCATAAAAATAATCATAATATTGAGTAAGAGTTACATGTCCAATAGAACGAACACCTTCAACACCCATTAATTCAAATTCTAACTGACTTTTATAAATTGGTTGATTGAATTGCATTTTTTCAATTCTAAAATAGTCTTTAATTTTCTGAATGCAATCTAATTTAACTTTTTGTTTGTCTGCGTATTTTTCAGCTATAACATCAAATATCACACCAAAGTTTACAATATACCCATCACTAATTGTTAAAGTATCTGTTAATATTTTAAAGTTTTCTAAATATTTTTTTATATTTAACATCAATGTTGGTGGTATATTATCGTTTGTACCTAATGAAGTATAATGTGGATTTCCAATTAATTGTTTTCTATTGTTATATCCTAATACATAAATGTTTATAGTTGATAGTGTGTTTAAATTACCAGTAAATAAATTGGATACACCAGTATACGCATTATCAAATACATCCATTATTACAGGTATTGACCCTAATCCATCTTCATTTACAAAGTCCCTAAGCATTTGAAGTGTAGTTGATGCACCAAACTGAGTTCCCACATCTATCATAGTTTGTAGTTCAGTTTGTATATCGTTTAATCTATTTTTTAATTCGTTATACGAACCTGCAAAAGCACCATATTCAGGTGTGGATGTTAAATCGGTAACAATATCACCATCAACTCCCGCTCGTGTAACATAAACTTTTGCAACATTTCCAAACTTTGATTGCATATTCATTATTCTAGCTTCATAATCTTCTTTAGTTACACATCTGTTTTGAGTTGAGAAAAATGCTTTAGCTTTTTCTTTTATTTCAGTTGTGTCTTCTTCATCCTTACCACCGATTGCAGGGT